GCCGCGAAGCGGGTGCGGTCGTGAGCGCGCAGATCCCCGTCTCGACCCTGCCATTCCCGAACACGGTGTCCACCGGCGCCGCGGTCGCCACCGCCTCGATCGAGAACGTCACGATGCAGTTCAACTTCGGCGACTTCGTTGGCGTCGTGATGCCGCAGGCCTCCTACGACGGGCTCGGGAACTTCGTCGACTTGGTGCTGGGCGGCGTGAGCGCGACGTGCGCGGTGGTCGTTCCGGGGCGCCCGTTCGCGGTGCGCGCGAAGACGACCACGGCCACGAGCGGGAGCACGCAGACCGCGGCCGTCTCGGGGGACCCGGCCTCGTCATGATCGCGCCCTACGTCTTCGCGCTCGTGCTCCCCGCGTCCGCTCAGGTGGGCGTCGAGCTCGCCGTCGACATCCCCGCCGGCGCGACCGACGTCGCGGGCCTCGCCACGCTGTACATGGCTCAGGGCTACACGGCGAACCTCGCGCGCACCACGTACACGCTCACCGGCCCCATCACGATGCCCAGCGGCGGCCGTCTGGTGTGCCGCGACGGCTACGCGACGCTCGTCCCCGCGGACAGCTACACCGACGTCGCGGGCGCGGACCTGGACACGGGCGTGATCCGCGCGGCGGCCACCGTCTCCGCGAGTTCGAGCGGCGCGCTCGTGCGCACGACGCGCAAGCGCGGGCACAACATCCAACTCCCCTACGACCCCGGTGCGGGCGCGAAGCTGCGCCTGAAGAGCGTGACCGGGCAGAGCGGCACCGTGTTCGTTGCCTACGGCGCGGACGTCATCGGGTACGAGTACGTCGAGGTCGCGTCGACGGCGAGCGCGGGCGGCGGAAACTTCAACTGCGCGCTCGCCGAGTCGCCCTGGCAGAACCACGGCGCGGGCACGACGGCGCACGCGGTGACGACGCCGATCGAGGGCATTCACGTCGAAGGCATCAACCTTCAGTTTGCGGGCAAGACGCACGCGGCGGGCATCGTCCTCGACACGGTGAACGGGGCGCGCGTCGAGCGGTGTCGTGCGTCAGGGTTCTCGCGCGCACAGGTGAGCGTGAAGAACGGGAGCCGCGGAGTCGAGATCGAGGACTTCGTGACCGAGCTCGGGACGAACTGCGCGATCCGCATCCAGTCGAGTGATTTCGTGATCCGGAACGTCAGGACGAGGCGCGGCGGCGCTCGCAAGCACGCGAGCGGCATCACGCGCGGGCTCATCACGATCCGCCATGCGAGCCGCGGCACGATCGACGGCTTCTCGCTCGAGGGCGCGAGCACGGGGATCTCGTGCTGGGGCGGCTCTGTCGCCATCCGGAACGGGATCATCCGCGACATGGACCCGGTGGTGCGCGCGGCCAACGACACGGAACTTGTGACGATCAACAGCGTCCGCACGAACTCGAGCGCGCTCGAGTACGGCTGCTACTCGTCCCCATCGGCGTGGGGAGAGTGGGGCCTCGGGCACAGCATCCAGAACGTGCGGATCGAGGACTGCGGCGGCGTCGACTCGCCAGGGTTCAACTCGCAGCACCCGGCCGCGTACTTCGTCAACATGTACGGCCTCCACGTCGACGGCCTCGAGATCATCAACACGGGCGCCGGCAACGGCGAGTTCGCGTCGCCCGAGCTCGCGGGCTTCCCGACGGGAATCATCTGCTACGACGTCGCGCAGGGCCAGTTCAACAACTGCAGCTTTACCGGCATCGAGGCACCGTTCAGGCTCGAGGGGAACGGCAACACGGGCTCGGCGGAGAACGTGTCGATCGACAACTTCAACGGGCAGACGAACGCGTCCGTGAGCTTCCTCAAGCTCGGGGGATCTGGCGCCACAAACTGGGAGTTCGGCACCGTCAAACTCGTGAGCAACGACGGCTCCCTGTTCGCCACCGGCTACTCGGCGCCCACCGCTGCAACGATGCACGCGGTAAGGGTCCGATCGCTCATCTATCTCGCGAGCAAGCAGCGGTGGGACAACTGTCTGTTCGCCAAGAACCAGACGACGTCCACGCCGCAGGGCGAGGAGGTCGAGTGGTACACGAACGCGACGCCAAACCCCGACGAGAGAAGCTTCCGCGACCCGTCGACGGTGCAACTCGCGGACAAGGCGACCGCGATCTGCTCGCTTGGCGCGTCGGCCGCGGGTCCGTGCGCCGTGACGCAGTGGAGCCTGATCGCGACGGGCCCGGGCTACCGCTCGATCAAGAGCAGCGAGAGCGCGACGCTGACGTACGGCGACACGCTGAAGGCGGGCACGGGGCGCGACATCATCAAGCGCACGGGCACCGAGGAGACGAAGGGGATCGTCGTCGACGTAGTCTCGGGCGGCTTCGTGCAGACGTACAGGGCGGCGTGAAGGAGAACCCCATGAGCCAGACGAAGGACATCGAAGCGCGGCGGGTGAAGATCGGGGATCACGTCGAGAACCTCGCCGGTCCAGTCACGAAGATCTGGGAGCGCGGAGGGATGCTCGTGCTCGAGGCCGGCAGCGAGGACAACAGCACGATGCTGTACCCCGAGGCGCTCGTTCGGATCCGCGTCGACGCCGCATGACCGCCGCGGTCGCCATTCCGGCCGAGTACCGCGACGACCTCGCCCCGGTGCTTCTCACATTCACGCTTGCGACAGATGACGAGGCGCTCGATCTGACGGAGGTGGTCTCGGTCCGCGCGATCGTCGAGCGCTCCGATCGAGAGACGCTCGAGTGGGCGTTCGACATCGAGACGAGCGACCCAGCGCCCACCGCAACCGAGATCGTGGTCTCGCACACCGCGGAGATCGCGGACTTCTTCGACAGCGAGTTGCGCGCCGTGGCTCCCGCGACGTACGCCGTGCGCTTCCTCGCGCGCTTTCCCGCCGGGGAGCGGCCTCTCGGGCTGGCGTGGCTCCCCGTCGAGCGCTTCCTCTAGCGACCGTGCGAGGATGTCGGGATGACGATCCAGTTCAGCACCGCGCTCCGCAACGCCCGCGCCGATGCCATCGAGACGACCATCGGCGCGTCTCCCACACTCGAATGGCGTAGCGGCGCGCCGCCCGCAAACTGCGCGGCCTCGGACACCGGAACGCTACTCGCCGTTGCCACGCTCCCGTCGGACTGGCTCGGCGCCGCGAGCGGCGGCGTCAAGTCGCTCGCTGGCACATGGGAGGACCCGGCCGCGGATGCAGCGGGGACCGTGGGCCACTTCAGGATCAAGGCCTCCGGAGGGGTCTGCCACCTCCAAGGCACCGTCACGAGCACGCTCGTCGGCACGGGCGACATGCTCATGGACAACCCCGTGCTGGCCATCGGGCAGCTCGTGACCAACGTCACGTTCCAGACCACCGAGGGGAACGCGTGATCCTCCTCACGTCGACGAGCGACAAGATCCAGGCCGTCACTGGCTCGGCCGGCACCGTCGAGGTTCACGCCTCGTGGGTGGACAACGCCAGCGGCACGATCACGCCCGACCGAGACAACGCGGCGATCACAACCGCGACCACCACGGACGTCGTCGCGTCGCCTGGCGCGAGCACTCAGCGGAACGTCAAGACGCTCGTCGTGCGCAACGATCACGCGTCGACGAGCAACGCGGTTCAGATCCAGCACACGGACGGGACGACTGTCTGCACGCTCTGGAGCGGCACGCTCCTCGCGCAGGAGCAGATCATGTGGGTCGACGGCGTGGGGTGGCGAAAGCTCAACGCGAACGGCTTGGAACAGCAGGGCGTGTCCGCGGGCGTGCCGGACGTCCAGATCTTCACGGCGTCGGGGACGTGGATGAAGCCGGCGAACGCGAAGATCGTCATCGTCGAGATCATCGGCGGGGGCGGCGGCGGCGGCGCCGGCGCCTCGCTCGCGACCGCGGTCGTCGCGAAGGGTGGGGGCGGCGGTGGCGGCGGATGCTGGCGCCGGAGCGTGTACGACGCAGCCGATCTCGGTGGCACCGTCTCGGTCACGATCGGCAGCGGCGGTACCGCGGGCGTGCCCGGCGCTGCTGGTGCGGCGGGCGGCGCGGGCGGCGTAGGTGGCGCGTCCAACTTCGGCGGCCTGGTGACCGCCTACGGCGGCGGCGGCGGCGCGGGCGGCGCCATCTCCGCCGCGGTGACGGGCGGTGGAGGTGGCGGCGGCGCTGGTGGCAACGGCGGAACCGGATCGACCTCGGGCGGCGCTGGTGGGCTCCCCACCGCGGCGACGAACGGCGTCTCTGGGCAGGGCGTGACGGGCACGGCCGCGGTGTCGACGACCGGCAACGCAGACGAGGGCGGCGCCGCCGGCGCAGGCATCGCAGCCACCCCGGTGGCGAGCTCGAACGGAGGCTCGTCGCTTCGGGGAGGCGGCGGCGGTGGCGCGGGCGGATCTCACTCGTCGACGCCGACGACCGTGGCGGGCGGGAACGGCGGCGCTGCGGGCGCGTACACCGCGGGCGGCGGTGGCAACGTCGGTACAAGCGGCGCAGCGCCCACGGCCGGTGCGGCCGGCGCGGGCGGGAACTCGATCAAGGGCGGAGCGGGAGGGGGCGGCGGCGGGACCACCGTCACGGCCTCGACGGCCGGCGCGGCGGGCGGCGACGGCGGCCAGGGCGGCGGCGGTGGCGGCGGCGGCGGGGTGGGAATGAACCCCGGGCTAGGCGGCGCCGGCGGCGTCGGTGGCGCGGGCCTCTGCTACGTCTACACGTACTGACCCAATGCTGCTCGTGTGGGATCCGACCGCGACCGCGCGGGGCTGGTTCGACGACGCCGCCGGCGACGTCAAGGGCTGGTTCGACCCAGCGCTCGTCACGGGGCCGACGGGCGCCACGGCCTCGCTGGTCACGACCCTCGACGACGTCGCGTTCAGCGCGACGGCCCGGGCCCGAGCGGCGGCGAGCCTCACAGCGACGCTGAATGGCGTCTCGTTCTCCGCGTCCTCGCGCGCTCGAGCGGCCGCCAGCCTGACGGCCACGCTCGAGGGCATGGCCCTCGTGGCGACCTCCAGAGCGCGAGCCTCTGCGTCGGTTGTCGCGCCCCTCGACGGGATCGGGTTCGCCGCGACCTCCCGAGCGCGCGTGTCGGCCTCGCTCGTCGCCACGCTGGACCACGTCGCTTGCGTCGCGACCGCAACCGCCCGAGCGCGCGCAGCGCTGAACGCCTCACTCGATGGTGTTGCCTTCGTTGCTGCGACCCGCGCCATCGCACGCGCCTCGCTTCAAGTCGTGCTCGAAGACACCACGGTTGCCGCCGTTGCCGTGCAGAGCGCCAATGTCCCGCCGTTCACGGTGCCGGGGCTCGCGACCACGACCCACGCCGCTGCGCATCCACGGAGCGAGACTCGCGTAGCGGAGCGACCGCGCGCCATGCAGCGCGCGGCGACTGCCACGGTCGCCGTAACAGTCTCGAGCGCGCGCCCCGTGTCCGCGACGAGCTCCACGACTCGCCCCCGCGTCCTCGTGCGGTAGCTTGCTGCCCGCCGCGGGCGCGCCGTAGGCTTGGCCCCATGGGACCCACCCGCCGCGCTCACGACCTCAAGCTCCTCCTGCCCTTCGTCGCCCCGACCAGCGGAGCATCGGAGGACATGCGCACCGCGCTCTCGAACAGCCTCGGGAGCGCGAAGGCCGGCGCGATCCTCGCGGTCTACGAGATGACGAACCCCGTCGCGTCGGACACCGCGGGGCTACGCGTGGCCACGGCGAGCGCCGCGACGGCCCAGACGGTCCTCGCCGCCGCCCTGCTCGCGCCGGGCATCGCGGCGCTCCTCGCGTTCCCTCGGAACGTGAACTTCACCGTGGCCGGCGGCACCGCGGCCGAGGCCCCCACGAGCGCGCTGATCACGGGCACCGACATCGACGGCAACGCGCTGACCGAGACCGTCGTGATCACCCCGAGCGCGGGCACGTACGCGGGCGCGAAGGCCTTCAAGACGATCACGAGCATCGTCCTTTCGGGTGGCACCGGTACCGGTGCCACGGTCGCGATCGGCTTCGCGAAGATCTTCGGCCTCCCCGCGAAGGTGAAGGATCGCGCCGGACGACGCGCGGTGATCCAGGAGGTGCTGGACGGCGCGCTGGTGACAAACGGCACCTTCGCCACGCCGACCACGAGCCCGCCCTACGGGAGCTGGAGCCCGAACACGAACCCCGATGGCGCCCACGACTACGCTGTCACGTACGAGCGCGACATCGCCTGACCGCTGGTGCGCTAGCCTCGGGGGATGGCTGACAGCCCCCAAGAAGCGACAACGAAAGATTGGGCGTGGGCGTGCTCGCTCGCGCACGCCCGCCTCTGCCAGGGCACGCACGGCGCCCGCGTGAGGCCTCGTGAGGCGTGGCTCGAGGCGATCGGCCGCGTCGCCGGGGAACTCCTCCAGGAACACAACTACTGGCGCCGTGGCAAGCCGGCGGACGCCTGGGTCGACGTGCTGCGCGGCATCGCGGACCAGCGATCGACGGCGCCCGATCGCCTCGTGCAGGTCGGTGCGCTGCGCGTCCCGCTCGGGTCCTTCCCCCGCTACTCGAGCACGTAGGTGGACCAGCTCGAGGCGTCCGTCTGGAAGCCGTACATCAACGACGATGGCACCCCAAGCGCGCAGGCGAAGATCCTCGCGTGCGGCGCGTTCGAGGCGTGCGCGGGCGGCATCGTCGGCGGCGGCAAGACGAGCGCGCTCCTCGCCGGGCCGCTGCGTTGGGTGCACCGTGCTGGCTTCGCGGGCCTTCTCCTGCGACGCAACTACACCGATCTGACGAAGGCGGACGGGCTCATCGAGCGTGCGGCAGGCATGTATCGCGCAGTCGGCGGCGAGAGCCACAACGGCGGGATCGCGTGGACGTGGCCGAGCGGCGCGCGCGTCGACCTCGCCGGCATGGACCGCGAGGACGACCGGTTCAAGTACGACGGGAGCGCATACCAGTGGGTCGCCTTCGACCAGCTCGAAACGTTTACCGAGCGTCAGTACACGTACCTCGCGAGCCGCATGCGGCAGAACGATCGGATCCTCGCCGCCGGCGGCGAGCCGATCCCGCTCCGCCTGCGCTCGAGCGCGACGCCAGGCGGCCCTCACCCGGACTGGGTGATCGCGCGCTTCGCTCCCTGGATTCGAGCGACCGATCCGACGTGGACCGGGTACCGCGCGCAGGACGGCGAGCGGGTCCACTACCGCTACGACGAGGAGCGCGGCGAGCAGGTCATGTGCGACGCCGACCACCCCGACGCTCGCTCGCGCACGTACTTCTCGACCGAGCTGATCGAGAAGCTGGTGGGCAAGGAATACGTGCTGTCGCTCGACACGCTCGACCCGCTCACGCGCGCACAGCGGAAGTTCGGGAACTGGCTCATCCGCCCCGGCGCGGGCCTGTTCTTCACGGCCGAAAGCTTCGAGTTCGTCGACCGCGGACCGCTCCGAGCCGTGGCTCGGTGCCGAGCGTGGGACCTCGCGGCGACGCCGAAGAAGCCGCTCGAGAGCGAGAGCAAGGGTGCGGCGACGGCCGGCGTCCTGCTCGCGCTCGACAAGCGGGGCGACGTCTACGTCGAGGACGTCGAGCGCGTATGGGAGCGCCCCGGCGAGGTCGAGGATCTGGTCTGCGACACGTGCTTCGCCGACGACGAGGAGCACGGCGAGCCCGTCCTGGTGTCGCTCCCGCTCGACCCGGGGCAGGCGTCGCGGCACCAGCGAGACGCGTACGCGCGGCGCCTGCGTGGGCGCTTCTGGCGCATGACGCCCGAGGTTGGCGAGAAGACGAACCGGATCAAGCCGCTCTCCGCCCACGCGTCTCGGAACCCGATCCGCATCGTGCGCGCGCCGTGGAACGACGCGCTGATCAAGGAGCTGATCGCCTTCCCCTACGGGCTCAAGGACCAGGGGGACGCGCTCTCTCGCGCCTACGCGGAGTGCCTCCGGATGCCCGCTGCGGTACCGTCGCGGGATGGCGAGAGGCAAGGTCGGCGGGAAACCGCGAGAGGGTTCGGCGGTTTCTAGCACGCTGGCGCTGCCCGCCGCGGCGACCACCGTGGACGTGCAGACGCGGCGCGAGCTCTCACGCGAGATGACCTCGCGCCGCGTGCGGCAGAGCGACACCGTGGGTCGCCGACGGTTCGGCGCGAACACGGACATGATCTCGATCGCCTCGGCCATCGAGAACGCGAACTGCGGCCTGATGGCTGACATCTGCGACCTGGAGTCGGAGGTGCTCACGCTCGACCCGCACCTCGCGAGCTGCGCGTCGAAGCGCCTCGGCGCGCTGCAGGCGGCGGACTGGGACGTCACGCCGCCGCACGGGGTCACCGGTACCGATCGCCCGTGGGCCGCGAAGATCGCGAGCGAAACGAAGCGGATGCTGGAGAACGTGTCAATCACCGACGCGCTCTTCGACACGTCGTGGGGTCTCTACGACGGCCGGAGCGCGCTCGAGTGGAACTGGGCCTCCGGCGCATGGGGCATGAAGATCGCGCCGTACGGCTACGACTGGATCCACCCGCGCCGCCTGTCGTTCGGCGCCGAACGAGAACTACGAGTGATCGATCCGTACTACGCGCGCGCCTTCGACTCGTCGGTCGGGGTCTGCGTCGAGGAGTTGCCCGGGAAGTTCATGTTCTGGAAGCCGCGGCTCTTCCGCGAGCACCACGAGCGCGAGGGGCTTGGGCCGCGCTCGCTCTACTGGAGCTTCTTCAAGCGCTTCGGGTGGCGCCTCCGCATGCGCCTGACGGAGCTCTTCGCGATCCCATGGCGGATCATCGAGCTCGACGAGGAGAACCCCGCGAACGAGCCAGGGATCGAGGGCGCGCGCCGCGAGATCGACGAGCTCAGCGGCGACACGTCGGCCGTGATGCCGGCGGGGACGAAGCTCCGGATCGAGTGGCCGGGCGATCAGAGCGGGGACCTGTTCGGCAAGTCACACGAGGACTGCAACGCCGAGACGTCGAAGATCTGGCTCGGCAACACGGCCACGACCCAGCAGGGGAACGGCTCGCGCGCGGAGGGGATCATCGGCAAGGGCGAGGAGGACATCCTGTTCCAGCGCGACGGCAACGGTCTCAGCCGCCGCCCGGACGGCCTGATCCGCACCTTCGTCCGCCTGAACTTCGGCGACGCCGCGATCCACCTCGTGCCGAAGTTTCAGATCCGCACAGCCCCGCAGCGCGATCGGGACAAGGAAGGGGCGCGCGCCAAGCTCGCGATGTCGATGGGCCTCACGATCGCCGAGAGCGACCTGCGCGAGATGTTCGGAATCCGCGCGCCCGCGCCGGACGAGAAGTTCTTCCGCATGGGCGCGGGCGGCGTCGACCAGTTCGGCAACCCGACCGCCGGGGCGATCGAAGTGGTCGACCCGCAGCAGAAGAAGAGTAGCGACGGCGACCAGCCCAGCGTGGTCGCGAAGCCCGACGTGCAGATGACGCCGACGGATCTCGCGGTCGTCATCACGGTCAACGAGGCGCGCGCATCGGCGAACCTGCCACCGCTCGATGGGCCGGACGGGGATCTCACGCTGGCCGAGTTCAAGGCGAAGCACGCGGACACGATCGCGGAGGGCGAGGCCGCGATCGATGGCGTCGTGGCGCCTGGCGGAACGGGCAAGCCGGAGCCAGAGGCCAAGCCGGAGCCCGACGAGCGAGAGCCCACCGCGGAGAGGGCGGACGATGACGTCGAGGATCGCGGCGTGGACGGGCAAGCGGAGGACGCGGCGAAGTCGCTGCTCGGACTCTCACGCGGGTACGCCGCATCGCCCGTGTGCTGCGCCGCCCAGGCGGGCCTGACGGTGCCCGCGAGTGCGGTCTACGGGTCGCCCGAGGTGCTCGTGGCGCGCGGCGTGAAGGAGGGGGCGCGCGCGTCCTCGGCGTGGGCCGCGTCGCTCGCGGCCGCGGTCGACGGGCTGAGCGACGCGGTCTCGATCCGACGTGCGATCGATGCCACGCAGCTCGACGTGGAGGCCTTTGCAAAGGCGGTCGAACGTCGCCTCGTCCACGGCGCGATGCTCGGCGCGCTCGATGCGGACTGGGAGGCCGAGAACGATCGCGTGGTGAAGCCGCCCGCGTTCGCGATCTCGAACGACGGGAGCGGGCGAGAGATCGAGGAGCCCGAGCCGATGCGCCTCGCGCGCTACGGCATCGATCCGACCGGCGGGGTCAAGCTGCAAGGCGGCGTGAAGGACTTCGCCGCGAGCCCGTTCCAGGAGGCGATCCGCATCTTCAAGCAGCGGAACGTGGTCACGCGACGCGCCTTCGATCGGCTCGCGGCGCAGGCGAGGCAGCGAGCGTTCACCATCGCGAACATGGCGAGCCGAGATGTGATCGGCGTCGTGAAGGACGAGCTGACAAAGGCGCTCGAGGAGGGCGACGATTTGCGGCGCTTCTCGGCGCGGCTCGCGGAGCGTACGGAGACGGCTGGCTGGGTCGCGGCAAACCCGAGCCACGTCGAGAACGTGTTCCGCACGAACACGATGGGCGCGTACGCGCGCGGGCGAGATGAGCAGATGACCCAGCCCAGCGTGCTCGCCGCGCGCCCGTACTGGCAGATCATGGGGCCGAACGACTCGCGCAAGCGGCCCGCGCACAAGGCGGCGCTCGGCAAGGTGCTTCACAACACGGACGGGTTTTGGACGCGCGCCCCGCTGCCCTGGGGCTTCATGTGCCGGGACCGCAAGGTCTCGCGCTCGGCGGCGGACGTGGAGCGACTAGGCCTTGAGGTCGTTTCCGGTGCATCCTTGAGCGGCCTCCCGGACGAAGGATGGGACGGCCCCGGAGGATTCTGAACATGCCGCGTCGCCGTCTCGCTACCCGCAACTTGCGCTCGCCGATGCGCCTCGCGTCCGTCCGGCTCGAGGCCGTCGCCGCCGGCGCCGAGCGACCGAACCCCGACTGGATCCAGATCGCTGCCGAGGGCGAGTTCCGCGGGTACGGCGGCGGCGAGAAGCCGTTCGCGTTCGACGAGGCCATCTTCAACGTCATTGTGCGGAACCTCCACAACCATCCGGCGTACGTGCGCGCGGGCGGGCCGACGGACGTCGTCGCGTTCGACTTCTCGCACGCGTCGGAGGGCGATCCGGCGGACATTGCTGTCGACGGCGCGCCGGCACAGGCGTGGGTCCAGGAGCTCGAGGTGCGGCGCGGGGACATGGGCGTCGAGCTCTGGGCGCTGACGCGCTTCCTCGAGCCGATGCTCTCGTACCGCGCGCAGGGCCGCTACAAGTGGACGAGCGTCTGCGTGTGGCCGGACCAGGTCGACCCGGTGAGCGGCGAGTCGATCGGATGGGTGCTCTCGAGCGTGGCGTTCACGAACGATCCTTTCATCCAGGGCATGGTGCCGATCGCCGCGTCGCGAGGCTTCGATCCGTTCTGCCCGCCGCGCACGCCCGCCGAGGTGCTCGACGCGCTCCGTCACCTCTTCGGCCTGCCCGAGATGGCCGGGCCCGACCTCGTCATGACGTCGCTGATGCAGCTCCGCGGGTACGCGATGGGCGCCGCGGCGCCGGCGGGCGTCGACGTCGATGCGCTCGTCGGCGAGCTGCGAATGATCTTCAATCTCCCCACGCTCGCGAGCGTGGAGGACGTCTTCGCGCAAGCGGACGCGCTCCTAGTGGCTTTGGCCGAGGCGCCTCCCGTGTCTACAATCGCAGCCACCCGAAAGGATCCCGCTCCCATGGACCACAACCAGACCGCCGTGATCGCGCTCGCCGCTCGCCTCCGCGTGAGCCTCCCGGAGAAGCCGGAGAAGCTCTCCGCCATCCTGCTCGAGGCCGTCGACGGCGCGATCGCCGAGGCCAAGAGCGGCACGGCGAAGGCCGACGCCGACCTCCAGGCGATGCTCGAGGCGCTCGGCGAGCAGGACGTCACGGGCGGCATGAAGCGGATCGCGGACATGATCCAGCAGAGCGCGCGCCTGAAGGCCGTCCTACCTTCGCTCGCCGCGTACGAGAAGAGCCAGGAGGAGGCCGAGACGAAGAGCGTGGAGGAGGACGTAGCGATGGCCGCCGCGTTCCACTTCAAGGGCTCCGAGCAGAAGGCGCGCGCGGTCCTGCTCCACATGCGCACGCCGCCGAAGGGCGCCGACGCCGCCGAGCGCCAGCGCGTGCGCGAGGCCTTCCTGGAGGCCTACCCGCCCCCCACACCGGAGACGCTGGCGCTCACGACGAACCTCACCGGCGGCGCCGCCGCGGTCGTCGCGAGCAACCGCAAGCCGGGGCAGGACGGCCCGCCCGCGCTCCCGAACGGGAAGGTGCCGACGGTCGCCGACCTCAACGCTTGCAAGGGGCCGAACCCGAACGCGAAGGCGGTCGAGCTCGTGCGCTTGAACGGCGGGGAGAACCTCACGCACGACCAGCGCTTCACGCTCGCCGTGAAGATTCGCCGCGCGCTCGAGAAGACCACCGGCGTCGCCCCCGCGTCGCTCTGATCCCACCACCACCCACGACGACGAAAGAGAGACCAGGACCATGGGCCAGATTCGAGAGATCGTTCCCGACGGGAGCCGCGTCACCGCCTACAACGGGACCGGCTCGACGATCGCGGTCGGCTACGGCGTGCGCCGCTCCGGCGCGACCGACGACCAGTGCGCCCTCCCCGCGGCGATCACGAACAACGGTTGGGGCGTCGTCGTCGAGGAGATGGCCACGCTCAAGCGCGGGACCATCCAGACGACGGGCCGCGTGCGCGCGGTCGCAGGCGCCGCGATCGCGGTCGGCGCGAAGGTCGAATGCGGCACGGACGGCAAGTTCGTCACGCACACGACCGGCACGATCTGGGGCATCGCGAACACGCTCACGAGCGCCGA